TAAAGGATTGCACAAATGTGCAGAAGGTGCCATTATTAATACTGAAGACTTTATGAGTTCTAATACTGCAGGAACTTCTATGTTAGATTGGCCTGGAGGAAGAAGAAAAAATAAATTAAAGCTTAATAGAAATCCGGGTAAACATGGAAATAGATTTAAGCAACCTAAACTTGCAAGAAAAAATACACCTTGTAGAGGAAGCAAATGCTATAAGCCAAACACCCATTAAAATTAGCTAATGCTACTACTTAAATCCAGGTACTTACAGTGTCTGGATTTTTTGTTTAAATCTATTATGTTTAAACAAATATTGTATATTTGTCTAAATAAAAAACATATATTATGGAAAACCAACAAGAAGAAATGAATTTGAGTCCAGAAGAATTAACTCAAAGAAAAGAGGAAATGAAAAAGTTTTTTGATGAGTCAATTCCTTATTTAGAATCTCAATCACAGTATGAAAAATTACTTACTGATATTGAAGAAGCAAGATTTAAAAGAGCAACATTTCAGTATCAGTTTGCAATGATGGCTCAGAATACAAATTCATTCCCGGATGCAGAAGGTGAGGAAGAAGACAAAGATGATTTTCCAGTGCCACCACCAACACAAAACTCTGGTAAAAAATTGAAAAAGAGCTAGTCATGGCTTTAGTAAATCAGGTACAGAAAAAAGTTAAAATGCCCAAATGGGACATTGTAAAGTTTCAGATATTAACTCATTGCTATATTAACCGTATAGCAATGAGTGAGTCTGATCTTAACTGTCTGACTTTACTAAGTTTTAATGAGCCAATTGAACTTACTAACTTTTGTTTAGATGCTTCTGCAGAAGAAGGTTGGATTTTTAAATCTCCTCAAACTGTAAGAAACTGTGTTAATAAAGCTGAGAAAAATGGATTAGTTGTAAAAGATACAAGTAATAAAAAACTAATCTTATTAAATCCTTTATTAAAAGTACAAACTGAAGGAACTGTGTTATTAGATTTTAAATTCTTAGGATATGATACCAAAGAAGATTAGTAAATTATATCAACCAGTTGCAGAAGATTTAAATATTGAAGAAAGTTTAGTTGAGCATTTAATGGAGTTTTATTATAAAGCTTTAAAAAATCAACTTAGTAATTTATCACACCCTAGAATAAATGTAGAAGGATTAGGTCATTTTGTTGTAAGACCAGGTATGGTTAAAAAATCTATAACAAGATATTCTAAAGCATTAGAAAACCATGATACTTCTACATTTAGTGCTTACCATAACAAAAGAATAGTAGAGAATAAACTTGAACTATTAATAGAAATGGAAAGAAAGTTAATCTTACAAGAAGAAGATAAGCAGAAATTTAAAGAGAAAAAAGATGAGTATACTAAAAACAATCTGGGAGAACAGGAAACAGATTCTGGAGGGAATAACTAATTCAGTTATAAGAGATCAAACTGTTGAGGATATTGCACAGTTAAGATATTCTATCTGTTATGAGTGTCCAAGCAAAGGAAGAAAATGTGTAGTAAAAGGTACAGCACCATGTTGTAATGAATGCGGTTGTTCTCTTAGTTTTAAAACTCGGTCTCTATCTTCTGAGTGTCCATTAGGTAAATGGGATGCTATTGCTACAGAAGAAGAGGAAGATAAACTAGAAGAGCTATGATAGTATTCAATGCACAGGATCATAGTTATAGAAGCTTAGATGATGACTCTATAGATTGGATAAGTGTTACTACACTTGTGTCTCATTTTAAAACTCCATTTGATGCAAAGAAAATTGCAGCAAAAGTTTCTAAAAGCAAGAAGTCTAAGTGGTCTGGAATTGAGCCAGAAATTATTCAACAGATCTGGGAGAATGAAGCTAATAGATCTACTACTCTAGGTACATGGTATCATAACCAAAGAGAAACTGATTTATGTTCTTTAGCTTCTATAGAAAGAGAAGGTATTACTGTACCAGTATTTAAACCATCAGGTGAGAATAACGGAATGAGAATTGCTCCAGTTCAAAAACTTGAACCAGGAGTTTATCCTGAGCATATGGTTTATTTAAGATCTGCAGGTATTTGTGGTCAGTCAGATTTAGTAGAAATAGTTAATGGTAAAGTAAACATCATAGACTACAAGACTAATAAAGAAATTAAAAAAGAATCTTATGTAGATTGGGAAGGTAAGTCTGCTAAAATGATGCCTCCTGTAGATTCTTTAGATGATTGTCATTTCTATCACTATGCTTTACAGCTTAGTATTTATATGTATATTATATTGAAGCATAATCCTAAACTTAAACCGGGTAGAATATTTATACATCATGTAGTATTTGAGGTAGAAGGAGAAGATAGCTGGGGTTATCCTATAAGTAAAAAAGATGCAAATGGAGATCCAATTGTAAAAGAAGTTACACCAATAGCAATACCATACTTAGTAGATGAAGTATTAGCAATCATACACTACTTACATGATAACAAGGACAAAATTAAAAAGAAATGATGCTAACTAAACTCTTTGATGTTCAGAATGGAAAAGTAATTCCTACAGAACATTGTTACACATTAAAAGCTCTTAAAGATATTATGGATGAGTATCCGGAAGACTATCTTAAGATATATCAATATATATTTTACATGAGCTGTCCTAATCCAGATCTTAATCCATTTTTCTTTGCTCCGGATGTAGATAAAGAAGCACTCATATTACAACAGATAGAAGCTGACTTTTCTACAGAAGATGATGCTATATATGTAGCATTAGAGTTCTGTAAAAGAATGTATGAAACACCAACCTTTAGAGCTTATAAAGGTATTGCATCTATGCTAGATAGATTAGGAAGATATATGGAAAATACTCCTATTACACATGGTAGAGATGGTAGTATAAATTCAATAATTGCTGCTGCTAAAAACTTTGAACAGATTAGAGCTTCATTTAAAGGAGTATATAAAGATCTACAAGATGAACAGCAAAGTAAAGTAAGAGGTGGTCAAGGATTAGCATATGACATGTAATGAGTGAAATTTATCAAGATATACCAACCTATGACAATGGAGAATGGACAACAACAAGTTTTGAATCCAGAGAAGACTTCGGTAAGTTTATTTTTGGAATATTTAAAATACCAGGAAAATATAACTTCAATGAAACTACAAATAAGATATTTATATCTGAGTCAACCAACTTTAGAAAAAATGGAGTATACTGTACATCTCCATTTAAGTCATTAGACTATGTATCATATTGGGATGACCAGAAAATAAAATGTCGTAAAGGAGTTATAGTTAAAGATGCAGATAATACTTGGTTTGTAGCTAGAGAGTATTATATGTGGTTAAACTTCTTACCAATCTTTGATAAAGAACAACAGAAGTTTGACTTTGCTAAAATACGTGATGCTCAGTATCATTTAGCATTATATGAGTTACTTGCTGAGTTAAACTACAAACACTCTGCTATTTTAAAGAAACGTCAGATTGCATCTTCATATTATCATATGGGTAAGCTTATTAATCAGCAATGGTTTGAAGCCGGTGTTACTTTAAAAATGGGTGCCAGTCTTAAAGATTACATTAATGAAAAAGGTTCTTGGAAATTCTTAGATGAGTATGCTGCATTCTTAAATGAACATACTGCTTGGTATAGACCTATGAATCCACAGAAGGTAATGATGTGGCAGCAAAAGATTGAAGTAAGAAAAGGAGATAGAAAGAATGAAGTTGGTCTCAAAGGTACTATACAAGGTATGTCATTTGAGAAAGATCCAACAAATGGTGTCGGTGGTCCAGTTAAATTCTTCTTTCATGAGGAAGCAGGCATTGCTCCTAAGATGGATCAGACATATGAGTATATGAGACCAGCAATGAGATCTGGTTTAATAACTACAGGAATGTTTATTGCAGCTGGATCTGTGGGTGACTTATCACAATGCAATCCGTTAAAGGATATGATAATGAATCCATTATCTAAAGATATTTATGCTGTAGAAACAGATCTTCTAGATGAGAAGAATACTGTAGGTATGTCAGGTTTATTTATTCCTGAGCAATGGTCTATGCCACCATATATAGATGACTATGGTAATTCACTTGTAGAAGAAGCATTAAAAGCTTTAGATGAGCAGTTTGCTCAGTGGAAAAAAGAATTAGCTCCAGAAGAATACCAGTTAAGAATCTCTCAGCATCCTAGAAATATAAAAGAAGCATTTGCTCATAGAACTGTTTCTGTATTTCCACCACATCTTCTTGCTGCACAAGAAAGAAGAATAGAAGAAAAAGAATACTCATATGAGTTTTTAGATATTACTACAACAGCTGAAGGAAAACCGCATGTTACTCCAAGTGCTAAAAGACCTATTATGGAGTTTCCTGTAAATAAAAAAACAGAAGATAAAAGAGGCTGTTTAGTAGTATGGGAAAGACCAATAAAAGAACCAATATTTGGAGTACATTACTATGCATCTATTGACCCGGTAGGTGAAGGTAAAACTACAACATCAGAGTCATTATGTTCTATTTATGTTATGAAAGCTGCTGTAGAAGTAACCAAAGTTATGGGTACAGAAACAGAAACATACATTGAGCAAGATAAAATAGTAGCTGCATGGTGTGGTAGATATGATGATATAAACCAAACACATAAACAGTTAGAACTTATAATTGAATGGTATAATGCCTGGGCTATTGTAGAGAATAACATATCTTTATTTATTCAGTATATGATTCAAAGAAAAAAACAAAGATATTTAGTACCTAAAGGTCAGATTATGTTCTTAAAAGATTTAGGTTCTAATGCTAATGTCTTTCAAGAGTATGGATGGAAAAATACCGGTGTTTTATTTAAAGCACATCTCTTAAGTTATGCTATTGAATTTTGTAAAGAAGAATTAGATCAAGAAGTAAAACCTGATGGTACTGTTGTTAGAACAACATATGGTATAGAAAGAATTCCAGATCCTATGTTAATTAAAGAAATGAGAGAGTACTCTGATGGGGTCAACGTGGATAGACTAGTTTCATTTGCAGCACTTGTTTCTTTTATGAAAATACAGAATTCAAATAGAGGTTATGCTAAGACAGTTATTATGGATGAAGCAGCTAAAAACTTGCAAAAGTCAGAAAATTTATATAAATTATCTCATAGCCCATTCCGTAATATAGGAAGAGGGCAAATAGTTAATGGACAAAAGTTTAAAAAATCTCCATTTAAAAACTTTAAATAAGAACTATGCAAATATATAATGCATTACAATTAAAAAAGGGAGCCAAGTCTGAACATAACAGAATGGGTAGTATTACTCAGCCCTTACAGTTTTTACCTAAGAAAGATAAAGATGAAGAATGGGCAGCTTGGAACTTAGACTGGTTAGAGTGGAATGGTATTAAACAGATCCGAAGAAATGCCAGGAGACTAATGAAAAACTATAAGTTAGCTAAAGGTATTATTGATAAGTCTGATTATATAATAGAAGAAGATAATGAGTACAGAGATATTGTAGAAGTACTCACTAGAGAAGACCAATCTGCATTAGAATTAAAGTTCTATCCAATTATTCCAAATGTTATTAATGTTCTAGTAGCTGAATTTGCAAAGAGATCTACTAAACTTACATACCGTGCCATTGATGATTTCTCATATAATGATATGATGGAACAAAAGAGAAAGATGGTTGAGGATACATTAATGGCAGATGCACAAACTAAAATTCTTGCTGCACTTATGGAGCAAGGTTTAGATCCTCAGTCTCAAGAGTTTCAACAGCAAATAAGTCCTGATAGTATTAAGTCTTTACCAGAAATAGAAGGTTTCTTTAGAAAAGATTACCGGTCTATGGTAGAGCAGTGGGCATCACATCAGCATCAAGTGGATACAGAAAGATTTAGAATGGATGAGCTTGAAGAAAGAGGATTCAGAGACATGCTCATTACAGATAGAGAATTCTGGCACATGAAAATGATGGAGGATGATTATGAAGTAGAGCTCTGGAATCCACCAGTATGCTTCTATCATAAATCTCCTGATGCAAGATACCTTTCACAAGGTAACTGGGTAGGTAAAGTTGATATGCTTACTGTTGCAGATGTTATAGATAAATTTGGATATGTACTTACCGAAGAACAACATGAAGCATTAGAAGCAATCTATCCTATTAGATCTGCTGGTTATATTGTCGGAGGTTATCAAAATGATGGAACATACTATGATGCTACTAAGTCTCATGATTGGAATGTTAATATGCCTTCTCTTGCTTATAGACAGTATACAACAATGATGGCCGGATCAGTATATGATGGCGGAGATATCATTAACCAAATACTATCTGAAGGAGAAGATTACTTTGACCAAGGTACAGCATACCTAGTAAGAGTAACAACTGCATATTGGAAGTCACAAAGAAAAGTTGGTCACCTTACTAAGATATTAGATACAGGAGAAGTAATTACAGAAATAGTTACTGAAGACTATAAGATTACTGATAAACCAATTTATGATACCAGACTTTTTAAAAATAAAAACAAAGAGAATCTTTTATTTGGTGAACACATAGACTGGATCTGGATTAATGAAGTTTGGGGTGGAGTAAAAATTGGTCCAAACTTACCATCATTCTGGGGTATGAACAATCCAGGTGGTTTCTCTCCAATATATATTGGTGTAGATAAAAACCATATAGGACCATTAAAATTTCAGTTTAAAGGAGACTCAAGTTTATATGGATGCAAGCTTCCTGTAGAAGGAGCTGTATTCTCTGATAGAAATACTAAGTCAACAGCTCTGATTGATCTAATGAAACCATACCAGATTGGATACAATATTGTAAACAATCAGATAGCAGATATCTTAGTAGATGAACTTGGTACTGTTATCATGCTTGATCAGAATTCATTACCAAGACATTCTTTGGGAGAAGATTGGGGTAAAGGTAATTATGCTAAAGCATATGTAGCAATGAAGAACTTCCAGATTCTTCCGTTAGACACATCTATTACTAATACTGAGAATGCATTAAACTTTAATCATTTTCAGAAACTTGATCTAGAACAGACCAATAGATTGATGTCAAGGATTAACCTAGCTAATTACTTTAAGCAACAAGCATA